ATCCCATTAGTAACGGTTCCGCCACCACTAATAGAACCTGAAGCTGTTGCTCTTACTGTTTGACCTATAGTTGGAACAGCAGTTAATGCACTAAAAAAAGCTTTCCACTGAGCTTCTGAAGTATTACCTAGAGTTGATACAGCATAATCTTTTCCTGAAATAACTGCAGCCCCACTAGTAATAGTTGCAATACTAACAGTTCCTCCACCAACAATAGAACCCGTTGCGGTTGCAGTTATTGTTTGGCCTACAGATGGAATAGTAGTTAACGCGCTGAAAAGAGCTTGCCATTGAGCTAAAGTAGTACTACCTAATCCAGCTACCGTATAACCTTGTCCTGATGTAACTGCAGCAACGCTGTTAACAAATACTCTACCAACTGCTTTAACCTTAGTTGAACTATCTACCGTTGGATCAGAAAAGTTAATAGTTGGCGTTGAGGTATATCCTAAGCCTCCTTCTACAATAAGAAGCTTTTCTTGAATTTGATATGGATTATTAGCAATATACCCATTACCAGAAACCACAATAATATCATCAGGTGCAATTCCTTTTACCTCACCATTAACTGTACCTGTTGAGGGTTGACTTAAAGTATAATTACCAACACCACCACCGAATGGAATAGCAGTAATTTTTGTTCCAGGGACAATATTAGCTCCGGAAACAACCATGCCAATTTCAAATATTCCTGTAACAGTACCAGAAATAGTCAATGTGGTACTAGAACCAGAAGTAACGCCTGTGGCAGTAGCCTGACGCGCTAGGTATCCAGAACCCGGATTATTAATAATCACTTTTGTTATTTGACCGTCATTATAAAATCTACTAGTTAAAGCAGTACTTACTGGTATCCATTCAGCAGTTAGGAATTTATTTCTTAATGACACTGGAACAGTGTACATAAATTTCCATTTATAACCATCTGAAGTTTCTATAATAGGAATAAAAGAACTTGCTTGTGTTTGAGTTGTAGTTGGCTCAACAGTTGAACGCGAATTATTATTATTGTCAATACATTTGTAAACATTAAATTCAGATGTTATAACATAAAATTTAGCTTTTTCTAAAGAAGTTGCACCAGAAAAAGCAACTGTATCACGCGTAATATATGTTAATCGAGCTGTACCATTAAGTTGTGTACCACTAACATGAGTAGGTGGATTTATTGGATTTCTATTTGCATCTAATACACCAGTATTATTTACCCTATAATATATAGAATTGTATTTGACAATATCATCAGTAACAACGGCTAATCCAATTGACCAAGATTTAGCTGTTGCAATTGGTTCAATGTAAGCGTCATCATAAATGTCATAAACTTCACCAGATTTCCACTGATTTCTTTTAACAACATATGATACGTCTGAAGGTGAAATTGATTTTGCCGTTAATATATCGCGGCGCACGTGCAATTCATATCTGAAGTTATCCTGTGGAGGTCCTGGTACATCAAGAGTTGATGAAGGAATAAATGGGCTTAAAAAGTCAGACCAAGAGTTTTCCTTGCCAAGCCAATGATAATATCTAGACGTCTTAGAAGTAACTTCATTAAATATTGATTCAATGATAGATGTTCTAAGACTAGATTTAAATAAAGAATAACTTTTTGGTGATGACATTATTTTATCCTACAGAAATGTTCCAAGTGATTACAATAGCCTCATTAGAATCTTTACTAATGACAGGGAAAGTAGTACGGCATAACATAGTACCAGCTGTTGCAGAATTGAATATACCAGCTTCAACAATAGAACCCGTGCCAGCACTTGGACCAAACGTTGCAGAATATGTTACTATATTATTTGCCACAGTGGTTGTTTGTATATCAACACGAGCACCAAGTTGAGTTATAAGTCCAACATCACCTGGTGCAGGAGCAGTTCCATTAGTCCCATAACCCATATGAGTCATAACAGATGCGGTTGAGTCTTTTATTCTTGAAGCAACATATGCTTTACCGGTTGTAACTACTAAATTGGGAACTTCAATTTTTTCAATTAATTTATTTTCAGCATTATATTTTTCAATCGAAAGCATTCCTTTCAACTGTATGTTATCAGAATTCATATTCATTAGTTTCTCCTAGCTAGAGGGTGGTATTATTATTAGAGTAGTATTTTCGTTATCTTTTTCAGTTAAGTTACCTGCGTTATATCTATTTTGAGGTAGCGGTGGTCTATAACTATGGATCTGACCATCATAAGTATTAAGATCAATATATCCACCAGCATCTAAAATTGATATAGGTTCTTCAGTAATTGTTTTATTTATTGTGACAATAGTAACCTGAGATACGCAATCTTCTAGTTTTACATCAATATCAACACCTAATGAAGACTTAAACACGTTTTGAATTTGATATTCACCAAATAATGCAACACCGGCCGGGTGAATAAAAGATTTTACTAATGTTTTATAATCTTGTAATCTTTCATCAACTGTAATTAAATATGAATATTTTTGGTAATATTTACTATCTTGCAAAAAGATATTATCGGATAAAAATCCATCGTTAGAAGAATAAAAACCTTGATATTTAGCCACAGGCCCAATATCAAATCTAATTAGTGTAAAATTTTCAGAAACAGAAGAGTTACTAATTGATTCTGTAAAGAATTGTTCTATTAAAGAACCAGCATAAGCCTCATTAGAATATGGAACTAAATTAAATGTATGATTTCCAGTACCAATACCAGTTAAATTAATTGCTATTTCATTAATAGAGTCTGCACCAGTCAATGCTAACTTAAAGTCATTATCATTAACTTTAATAACAAAATAATTTGTATTAGGTGTTAATCCACCAATTGTTGTACCAGAGGTTCTATAGTTAACCATATCACCAGTAACCAATCTATGTCCGGCTAAACCAGCACTGTCAACAATTGACGTGATTATTGTTTCATTGTTAATATTAACTGATGATGCAAGTATACTTTTCGAAATTGATGCCCAATAGTTTGGTTTTACAACCTGGCCATAGTCTTGATATTTTTCAATTTGTGTATTATCTGGAATGTCAAATAAATCCGTGTAAATATTTTCCACTCTTCTTTTTAAAGAAATCCGTGATTCTTTTTTTACCGCATCAGTTGACACAGTATTAATGAAAAAGTTTTTAAGATAACCATACCCAAAGCTTAAAAGGTTTAATTCTAGAATACCACCATCTGGATTAACTCTAGTTACTTTAAATCTTTGGTTAATTTCTATATTATTAGAAACTGTTGTTGCTTTAATAATATCGCCAACTTTATATCCTTGGCCACTATTAATAATTTCATATCCACCTATTGTTGGTAAAATGGTTCCTTTTACCCCGTTAAATTCTAATTTATCGCCTATTTGGATATCGCCGTAATAACTTTTCTCAATAAAGAATTCATATACACCAACTTCCTTACCATTTTCTATATATTTTTCAATAAAACGAATGCTGTCAACATAAATATACCTTGTGGTTTTTTGAGTAGTAATAGAAACTTTTGAACCTGCCACACCTGGTAATGAGCGCACGGTATCTGGCAATGGATTACCTTGAGTTATTTTAACAAATATAGAAATGTCACGTTTCCATTTACCAGCAGATGCTTTCAATACTACATCCCATGGGTATGTAATATTGATAGGCTTATCGAATAAAACTTTAAATAAAAATTTATAAGCAGCTTCCGAACCCTTAGCAAGCAATACCTGTTTAATTTTTCTAATAAAAAGTATTTTATCAATATAAGGGTATTCGGCTTCACCAAAAACATCTAACTCGTTTTTAATATGAACAATAAACTCATCAAGAGTCTTATCCAAATCTCTTAAAGATCCAATATCCTCTTTGACATTTTGATTTATATATTCATAATATGCTTCAAGAAACAGTTGCAGGCCTTGATGGTCTTCCTGAACAAAGTTAGGTAACTGTTTTGATATTATTGTTTTTAAATTAACAGCGCTCATTAACTTCTACTTGTAGTAAACACATAATTGGCATTACCAGCAGAATCACCAGAAGCAATTTTATCAATAACAACATTTACTGTGATTTTATCATCTGACATTTTTAATACTTGATTTCTAACTGAAATAACATCATTTGATTTTGGTTTAATCACCAATTCAAATATCTGTCCTTCCAAACCAACAATAGTTAGATTATTTAATTGAATTGAACCAGTTGTATAATTAACATCGCCTATAGAAGTTTGGCCATTCTTAGACAAATACTTTTTGGTTAAATCTGTATCGTAATAAAACAATCTCATAATACCAGTTTCAGTATTTGTAGGTAAGTCTTCTGTGTAAACAACAAAATCATAGTCAGTTATGTAAAAACCATTAGATAATATTGATTCTTCTGGGTAACCAGAACAGTGGATAGGATTACCTAATTCAATTTTATATTGTGAAGAAACATTATATATTGGTTCTATTAATCTATGTAATTTAATTGTTGTAATATTGCTTACAATTGATGGATCAGTATCATCAACCATAGATGTAAATTTAGAATATCTTAATACTCCGCCAAAAGATTCTAGGTAATCATTAGCGTAGTTTCTAATAGAGTCTATGACAAGATTTTTAATATCATTCTCACCTTTATTAGTAACCTTAGAATTATAATAAACTGTTGTACTAACTTCAATATCGATATAACTCGGATCAACAATCTCTGGTGTTATTGACACTACATTCTTAGATTTTAAGATGGAGTTTTTAATAAAATCTTTTTGTGGTGGTGATAAAGAATCGGTAGCTTTAGGTTTAATTGATATGAATACCTTACCGTAAACTGGTGGAACATTATCTTCTCCACCCCATGCACTAACAGATTCTGCTTCTTTATATTCAGTAAGAATAATA